CGCTGTTGATGTTGATGCTCACCGCGTCGCAATTCACGTAGTACAAGCCAGTCACGTCGTTGCGGCTGCGCTCGATGTAGCAATAGCCTCCCTTGCCCATGAGGTAGTCTTCCACCATCGCCTTCTTCAACTGGAAGCCGTCCAACGTGTCCCCAGTGTCACAGTTGAGCATCTTCGGGCGCGGGTCGCTCTCAACCTCTTCGACAACGCCCTTCTTGGTGCGATACAGGCGCACGGGCATGCAAGCCACAGCGCTTGTGATGAAGTCAACCGCGCCGGAGACTGCTGGAAGCATCATCGCCTTGTCGCGGTCGATTGGCTCATCGTTGAGCAATGCCCTCAGAAGAACATCGTTCACCGTGCCATCGTTGCCGATGACGTTCTCGGCGGAACGCTTGCGCTCCTTCCTTCTCTTAATCCATCCCATATGATTGCCTCCTAAATTACCTGTACAGTGAAGTCCGGCATTTGATTGAATACGACATCCTGCTGCAACAAGTATATGGCGTTTATCAGAGCAACGACCATATCGACCTTGCCCTTCGACTTCTTCTTGTGGACATACATGTTCTTATTCGTGTCGTATGAGCAGCGGGCGTTCTGGAAGTTGATTTCGAGCAACTTGTTGTCGGTGTACTCGAATTCGCCGCAGAGAATCTTCTCTTTCAGAAGCTTCGTCGGCGGATGGAGCACGCTCGAATGCTGCCTGATTTCGACCGTGTTGTAGCCAGCGCCTTCCAACTTCTGGGCCGTGCTTAAAGCGTTCCAGCGGTCGTATCCGATTGCCTGCACCTGCACTCCGAACTTCGATTCGATGCCGAGAATGAAGTCCTCGACAACCTTGTAGTCGATAACCCTATCGCCGCAGGCTATGCACTTCCCAGCGCGTATGAACTCGTTGTAGTCGATTTTCTCGTATGCGTTCTTCTCTGGAATGCGTCCCTCGGGAACGAAGGCGAAGACGTCAGTCAGAATGTTGCCATCATCGTCTGCTGCAACCATCGCAACCGCCGTGTTGTCGTTAGTCTCAGAAAGGTCCAGTCCGAGATACACGACGCGGCCCTTCCAGTCTATGTCCGCAACCTTGCACGCCTGAACGTCCGCGACGTCGATGAACGTCTCCGTACCTTGTCCCTGATAGATTATGTTGCAGTGCTTGGTCAGGAAGTTCTCGCGCGCCGATTCGACCGCGATGGCGTAGGCCCGTTTCTTCTTCAGGTCCTCCCAGATTTCGGGGATTTCCAAGCTGACTGGATTTGCCTGACGCATCACCAGATCGTCCGTCATCCAGTCCTTCGTATCGTCTGGCTCGTAGAGCAAGGCGAACAGCGCATCGTCTTCTGCGATGCCGTCGAGAACCTTCTTGGCGTATGCCACCTCATCCTCGAAAGGATTGTCTATCGTGGGGTACTTGGTCGATATGACGAAGCCGAGCTTGTTGAGGATGTTGAGCTGGCCAGACTTCATGGCTTCAACCGCGTAGCTCGTAGGAAGCGCACCAACCTCGTCCGCGCAGAAGGCGCTGGGGAGTCGGCCATCCATCCTCGAAGTCGAATAGCTCAATGGCACGTATGTCGAACTCTTCGGCTTGAAAGTGATGTAGTCGCGAAGAATCTTGAAGCGCTTGTCTCCCTTGTACTCGTACACCAGCGGGGACGAGCGCAAGGTCTGCGATATTGCTTCACGGATCTGCCTTGAAAGCGCCCCGTCTGGTGCGACCGAGAAGAACTCAGAGAAACGCGGTTCGCTGAGCATTAGGATGATGAAGATGGTCGCGACCGTGTACGTCTTGAAGTTCTTTCGGGCAATTTCCAGCAGCCCGATTTCGTAGCGCCGCTTCTCGGGATTGTCACGGTAGACAGTGCACAGAACTGCCGTGTACAGAAGCCACTGGTATCCAGTCGTGCATTCGTAAAGCGTCTGCCCAGCCTTCAGGCCCTTCGGCATTACGAGCAGCTTCAGGATTGACTCCATCTGGCGAATCTTCGCGTCGCTCACAAAGTACTTGTCGCTCTTGCCGTCGCACACGTCCATCCAGAGGCGCATCTGCTTCTTGACGTACTTCGGTGTTGTGTCCGCGTCTATCGTGCGCTCGCAGTAGTCATAGCCCTTATTCCTCGTCATTGTCTTCACCATTGATGATTGCCATCAGCGGGTCGTATCCAGAGTCGCGTTCCTCGTCTTCTTTGGCAAAGCCCTTGATGATTTTCATGAGCGTCGTGACTGTGCGGTTGGCGCTATCGGTGGTCTTGTTGTATTCCGTGACCGCTGGATTGACGTAGATGTTGGCGCGTCCCTTCACGTACTCCTTCGTCACTAGCGTTCCAGTCTCGCGGATTGCAGACTCAAGCTCAGTGAGGTTATTCAGCTGGACTTGATAGCGTTTGAAAGTTGTGACGAAGAAGAAGTTCGTCTGTACGCCAGTCTCTTCCGCGATTCTGAGAATCTCGCGCGCTTGCTCATTGAGTGATTGCTTAGCCATTCTTGATACCTCTCTTCATGTGCGTTTCAAAGTAGTTGGCAAACTGCCAGTTCCTGCACGTGCAATAGGATTTCGTCCTGTAGTGCCTGTCTGCTGGATTGTTGTATTTTGCATCGATTGGAAGGCGCTCCGCTCCCTCGATTCTCACAGTCACGCCATTCGAAGAGTAATCGATTGTGCTTCCGTCCTTGCGCCTGAATGCCAGATGGAAGTTGTTCTCCCACCTGTAAGGTTGCGAGACTCCGCAGAGGTAGTACACGTCTCCACCAAGCTCTATGTCGTGCGCTTCCCTCAGCCTGTTATTGATTCTGCTGTCATAGTCACCTATAAGACATCTGGCGCAATGGCATGACAGATCTACATCCCTCACGGACTTGAGCCAAAGGTATCGGAACGTTCCTTCGACCTCTATCGACTTTATAATCATCGAACCGCTCTCCTTTCTCCCATAAAATCTCGCTTGTACAAGTATACCCCTATATCACTCAAGACCTAACGCCTTTTTCACGTCTCCGTTGCGCTTGTAGCTTCTGCCGTTCGGAAGCGGGAGGTCGAATTCGAAGTCGATTGCGTCAATGTACCGCTGCAACGGCAGCTCCCTGACCTTCACCGCCTCACACTGCCAGCTGCTTCCCCACTTCTGCCAGTCGAGCTTCACGATTTCGAACCCGCTCTCTTCGAGCGATTTCTTTATCTGCTCCCTGCTGTGATAATGCTGGAAGTACCATTTGCCGCTTCGGTAGTTCGCGCTGAAGTTGTCGGCGTCCAAGAACTCGACCGCACGCCATGCGTTCGCAGCGTCCTTCTTGCACTTCATCATTCGCGTCACGGAATCCAGCGGCCTTCCGCTGATGAAAAGCCTGTCGCTTGACATGAGATTCAGGAAGTCGATTACGCTACGCTCGGCCTTCATTGAGTCAACGCTGTTCAGCACGCTGTCGCATACTACCACGTCGAACTTCCTGCGCTCTTGCAGGTGCTTCACCAAGGCGTCAATCATGCGGTTGCCCTTTGACACGTCTATTGCCTTGCCGTTGTTGTTGAAGAACTCCACGCCCAGCGCGTCGTATCCCATCTTCTTCAGGTGCCTGATGTAGTCTCCCTTTCCGCATCCGAAGTCGAGTACCGTTCTAGCCGAAGCGTGCTCCTTGAGATATGGGATTACGTGCCGCACGTACAGCGTCGAGTGCTGTGCGCACTTGCCATCGTCGCGGCTCACGCTCCTGTAGAGCTGTGCAAGCCCCTGAACGTAGGTGTCACGCTTGATGTGGTCGTACGAGTATTCGCCATAGTCCTCGCCGAAGTAATGGAGCAAATCGTCGTGCATCGAATCGTCGCAGACGTAGGCGTTCACCTTCAGGCCTAGCACCTTGCACGCCTTTACGTAGTCACCTCCGAGAATGACATCGCCCTTGCATATGACCGCCGACAATACGTTTCCGTATTTCAGCGTAAGCCCGCAAATCTCCTTCACGACTGTTGCCGTGTTCTTGATGGTCGTGAAGTCCTTGTTGTACAACTCGATGAACTTCCCGTGCTCAGCTTCTCCGTCGAACCTCACCTTTACGGTTCCAGACTCGGTGGCGTTGTGAATCTGGTTGAACTTGATTTCGTCACCGAGGTTGATGCTCTCGACGTACTGCACTGGGACTGTCTGAATCCCTACGAGACGCGCTGCCTTCGTCCTCTGGTGCCCAGCGATGATAACGTTGTCCTTGTGGTTGACCAGAATCGGAACGATTAGCCCGAACCTGCGTATGCTCTTGCAAAGCTCCTGCTGTTGCTCCTTCGTAATCTTGCGAGGGTTGTATGCGGCTGGCTTCACCGCGTCGACGCTAACTTCAGTCACCATTGATAAGCCACCCCACAAATCCATAGCTGACGCCGTTCGCATCCAGATACTGGTCGAGCTTGGAGCGTATGAGCTTGTACTCTTCCTCCGTGAGGATGATTGTCGAGCCGTCGAGCTTCATCTTGTGCTCCTGCGACATAGCGTCTCCGATTTGCTCATCGTCGATAGGCTCCATGTCATCTGAGACTTCGATTGCCGAGTCATCGAATCCGAACTCCGTCATGTCGATTTCGTCTATGCCCTCAAGCTCGATGTCAAGCTTGCCCATGTCCCATTCGGCAAGCTCTCCCGTCTTGTTGTCCGCCAGACGGAACGCCTTCACCTGCTCGGGCGTCAGATCGTCCGCCACGATTACTGGAACCTGCTTCAATCCCAGCTTGTGCGCCGCCTTCAAGCGTGTGTGGCCGTTGATGATTACGTTCTCGCCGTCAACCACGATTGGAACCTTGAAGCCGAACTCCTTGATGCTAGCGGCCACGGCATCTACCGCGTTGTCGTTCAATCGCGGATTGTTGGCATACGGAATCAGCGAATCCGTATCCATGTAGGTTACTTTGGTCTTTTCCATGCTCGAATTGCTCCTTTCTCATGCTAGGAGCGCCCGTCTTGAGCGCTCCTACGGAAAACTTCCCGATAATCGCAATTATCTGTAGAAAAGTGCGTGTTTTCAACATCCTTGCCGATAGTTTTCCACAAAACCCCTGCGTTTTAAAAATTTAGTGTCCTCCCTAGGCAGGTGAGATAG